CTTATTTCAACAAACTTGGTCAAGACAAGAGAAACATCTTGAAGACCCTTGCTCAATCTCAGAGATTAGCAATTGTGGCGGAAGATAATAATGGTCAATATTTCTATTTGGGTCAAACCTATGGTTGTTTCATCAGTGCTGGTACATCAGTAACTGGTAAAGCATTGGGTGATGCGAATGGATACAATATGACATTCCAATATCTCGAACCAAATCCAATGAATCAACTGTCAGGTTCCTTAGCATCAATCGCTCAGGGTATCACAGTTCAAGGATAATAAATGAATATTCAACATGGGGAGCAAACACTCCCCATGTTATATTTAATTGATATGCTGATAATCAAAACCAAACAGAGAAATTCCCTTGTTGTAACGGTATCACAAAACTCAACGATTCCAAATCCTGAGTGGTTATTCTCTTTTACACACATTTTTTCTAAACAACAAGTTAGATTTATTCCGACTGATATATCTGTTTCAAGAAGCAGATATGATGAGTTTGAATTTATTGAAGGAACTGGTGTTGGTGAGATTGCCTTCCCGTTCGAAGGCCAGTATAACTACTCCATCTCAGAGCAACCTGCTGGATCGGGAAACTTAAATCCTGCATTATCAGATGGTGCTGTTGAATATGGAACAGCGGTTGTAATTGTATCATCAGCAAACACTACAAATGATTACTATGTTGAGTTTATTTCAGACAATGAATTTAACTCAAACTATATATTCGCGCCAAATGAGTTGAACCCACCAACACCATCTCCAACTGCAACATCTACAACAACTCCAACGCCAACGGTTACTCCAACTATTACCCCAACCACAACAACAACTCCGACTAATACTCAAACTCCGACTATTACCCCAACTACAACAACAACTCCAACAACCACACCTACCACAACTCCTACTACAACACCAACTCCTACTCAAACACCTGGTCAATGTAGAGAATATGAATTTCAAACAACAGACGGTCCAGCATACATTACATACACGGATTGTTATGGAAATCCACAAATTTGGAATCAACCTTTTGGCACAACTGAGATTGTATGTGCTATTGCTGGAACTGTGATTTTAGTTAGTGGATTTGCAAATATTACCAATTTAGGACCTTGTGTTCCTCCAACCCAAACACCAACGCCAACACAGACCTCTACACCAACGCCAACACAGACCTCTACTCAGACACCAACTCCATCAGTTACACCGAATGCTTTATGTGATTTATTTATTGAGGTTACAGGTGCAACTAATTCAATATTTAACGGAACTTATTTCTTTGATTCAATTTCATATATCAATGGTAATACAGGTCAAATAATTGCAGGTCCAAATGGTGATGGTGAATCAAATATTCTTTATAAGCAATCTGGTAATAACTTGTATTTAGGTAGGGCTTATGTAAATCCTAGTGAGGTAAAGCCGTGGTTAAATCTATCAGGTAATTCGATGACTTCGGTTCAATCAGTTTCTATATTTGATGGAACATATTATTATCCTCGTTCAGGTCCAGGAACTGCAAATTACTATCTAACATATCCACCTGTTTGCACTGCTACACCGACTCAAACTCCGACTCAAACACCAACTCCGAGTATAACCGCTAGTCCTACTCAGACGCCAACTCCAAGTATCACAGCGACGAATACTCAAACTCCTACAAATACACCAACTCCGAGTATAACCGCTAGTCCAACTGTGACACCAACTCCGAGTATAACGGCTACTAATACTCCAACTCCTACAAATACACAAACTCCATCTGTGACACCAACTAATACTCAGACACCAACACAGACATCAACTGAAACACCGACTCCAACACCGAGTTCAACACCTTTGATACCAACAAGTGATTTACAACATTGGTATGTCTCAACAGAGAATGCAACTGTGTCCTCATGGGGTAATAAAGGACTATTGGGTAGTGGTATCACTAATTCTGATGTAGCAACTCAACCACAACTTGTAACTTCGTCATTGGGGTCATATTCAGGTCAGGCGTATGAGTTTCTAAATCAAGATGACTTATTTGGAACATTTAGTGCAACGACATATACAGGACTTACCACATTTATGGTTGCTAAATGGTTGTCTAATAACACAAGTGGTGTATATGGTGGGTCATTTACTCAAACAAATGAATTGTTTGGAGGAAATAATAGATATTTAACCACTTATGTTGGGACTGCATCATTATCTGCGGGTGATTCTAATTCAGTTGCAGGACAACCTTTAATTTATAGTGTGAGTGGAACACCTGGTGTATTCACAGCATCTTATGATATTAAATCAAATGTATTTACAACATCATTAAACTCATCAGGAGCAACACCAGCAGCAAGTTCATTCTTACAAATTGAAAGTGCGTCAGTATCATCACCAGTTGTCAATCTAACAATCTTTGAATATATCGTGTATAACAGAAAATTAACTAGCACCGAATTTGCTGATGTAATAAATTATCTTAAAACCAAATATAACTATGCAAGTTGGTAATTACGATGTAATATATTTTGATGATGTTGATAGTTGTTTTGAAACCTATGGAGTAATAACTAATACATTCAAAGATTGGGATCGTCCATTCTCTCTAAATGATGGTTATGTTATTTACTATAATCATAAATTAGATGATATCTTGGATATAAAAGATTATAAGATACGCAGAATTATAAATCCTTACATGAATTTGTTTAATTCTGATGATGATTCAATGATGTTGGAAGACAACAAATAATATATTTATAGATATGGAAGAAAAAAAAATAGATAATGATTTATTCAGAGTGTTTGAAGGACAGCAAGCACGAGTTCCAATCATTGAAGAACAGCCAGGATACAACAATAGAACGCCATGGGTTTTCTATGGTATCGCAAACCTTGCTCCCCAAGAACTAATCCGTCTCTATAACAGTTCTCCGACCCACAGAGCGTCTATTATGTCCAAGTGGTATGGAGTTAGGGGAGAAGAAATGTCGTTGAAGGACGGGGAGAATTCCCGTCTTATGATGGTCAATTCATTGGGTGATTCATTATATGATATTTGGAACAAATGCACTTTGGATTTTATTCTTTATGGAGCATTTGCCATCAATATTGTCTATAAAAGAGATCGGGATTTAGGGTTCGAAATGTATTCTATGGATGCTTCAAAAATAAGAGCAGGTAGAAGTGATATTAACGACCGAGTAAATGAATACTATTATTCTTCTGATTGGGCTAATGTTAAAAAATTCCCACCGAGAAAATTACCATCAATGAATTTCAATGATGATGACCCATCTCAGATATTCTATTATACAACACACTCACCTGGCAACGAATATTATGCAACACCTACTTATTGGGGTGGTGCTACAAGTATTGCCACAGAGGTAGAAATATACAACTGGTTCCACTCAAATATTGTGAATGGATTACAACCATCTTTATTCGTGGCTCTCAACTCAGGAATTCCTGCACCAGAACAAAGACAGGAAATCTATGAGACACTTACCGCAAAATATGGTGGAAGTAATAATCCTGGTAAGTTGATGCTGACCTTTGCTAACTCAAAAGAGGAAGCACCTGAAATCACATCAATCGGGACAAATGGAACTGATACGATGTTTATTGAATTGGCAAAAAAGGTTCAAGAAGCAATCCTCACATCTCATCAAATCTCCTCACCTGAATTATTGGGTATTAGAACACCTGGTGCTCTTGGACAACCGAATCACTTAGAGGCTATGGACCACTTCCAACACCTTGTAATTGAACCGATACAAAAAGAAATAAAGGTTGTATTCGAGAAATTATTGAGATTGAGAGACGGAAAACCAGCAGAAATAGAAATTAAACAATTTGAAATGGTGACGGTGCCCGATGCGGCACCTGTTGAAACAGTCAATGTGAATAAGGATGTTGCCGTTGATGAAGATAAAAATGAAACTCTAATATAAATATGTCAGCACTAATTCCTCAAAATGTCCTATTGGTCAGTGAAACCAAGATAAAGAACTTTACAGATATTGACCAAAATGTAACGAGTCAGGTGATTTTACCATTTATTTCGGTAGTTCAACAAACCAAACTCGAATATATTATTGGTGGGAAATACTACTTACAATTATTGGACGGAGTTATCAACTCCAATTTAAGCACGAATGACCTCAATTTCCTTGAATATTTTGCTGCTCCTCTTGTTTTGTGGGCGGCTTATGCGGAATGTCTCCCAAGTGTATGGGGCAGAATTAAAAATAATGGTATCGTAAATGGTGCGGAACAATCTGTAACT